TACCATTTATTAAAGATAAATTGGGTATTAAACCGCCGATTATGTCGCCTGAATTAGAAGATACATTGTGTAATTTATTTATCGAGTTGCAGTCACCTTATTCAAAATATTGTCCAGATGACAGAGTTAACTTTTTAAATTATTATTATACCGCGTATAAACTTTGTGAACTTTTAGGCGAAACGCAATATTTGGAACATTTTCCAATGTTGAAAGATAGAGAGAAAAGAATCGAACAAGATTCAATATGGCGCAAAATTTGCGAAGAATTGGATTGGGAATTTATACCTACTATTTAATTTATTATAATTTAGAAAGGGTTTAGTTATTTTGTTTCTATATTATATATTATATGGATACAAGTATTACAGAAGAAGAAGAAGCGATGCTTACTGAAGAAGAATTTCAGCAGTTGTATACAGGTCTTCCTAATATTCCAACTGACGCTGGTTGGAGACGTACATGGATAAGATTTTGTACAACACTAGCGTCAGGTGCCCAGTGGTTTTCAGACGCTATTTGGGTTGCTAGAAATGGTGATAAAGAAGGAACATGTTTCGCATTAGCTTCACAAGGATATGATCCAAGTAGAAGAGATATTGAAACCGCACATCCAGTTTTACAAGCTTCCGCAAGATGGAGATCATCGCCAGAGGGTGAAAGATCTAAAACATTGCTTGATATGGCATTGGATATTAAATGGGCTGCTTCTAAAGCACTTGAGAATGAATTACACGATTTAATTCTTCAAGAAAATATTCCTAGCGACAATGGTGCTGGTCATGGTTCAATTCTATCTGTTCTTTTAAGTAATAACGCAGGAGCATCATTAGAACATAGAAGTAAAATTACATCATTAATGGCTATCATATATGCTTCTGAAATTATATCATTTAATACTGCTTCACAGTATACAGGAGGACCACAATATATAGCGACGCAAGTTACGAATCTTTTGGGTCGTGACGCTGCTCAGGAGTATAGACAATTGGTAACTACAAAAAATGATTTAAGATACATTAATGTGATGTATGGATGGTTATTCGCACTCATATTTGATAGAAACCCTCTAAATGCTCCTGTTCAAGATATTGTTCCTTTTCCAACCAATATGTGGGCGATTTCGTATTTAGCGATGCGTTTGTCTTCACAAGATTCTACTGCATATGGACACACATTAATAACAGAAATGGCAAGAGCAGATGGAATAACAAATCGTTCTCAGTTATCTGATGCGTTAGTATCATTTTTTGCTCTTTATAATAGAAGTGGTACACCGGCAGGTTCTTATTCAAGGGATGAAATTATAACACTTGTTGCGTCTTTTCCCGATGAACCTTTTCCTCTTAGCGAAATTAATATGGGTCAGTGGATGACAGCATTAAGCGATGAAATAAAAGCAGATTGTCAAATACTAACTCAGGCAAGTTCCGAGAGACTAGCAGGAATTCAAAGAAGTAGTGAATTAGAAAAGAAGTTTTTAAGTGGTAGGGTAGGAAAACCAGTTGCTTCTATGGATACTCTAGACCAATATAGATCTAGTATAGTTATTCCTGGTGAAAGGGTTGATGATTTAGCAGTTGGTAGTTCTCAGGATCCTTATAAGTTTGGACCTGAAGGTGATATTTCAGAACAAATGGAATACGATAAAGAAGCAGAAATAGATGCGGAAAAAATTTATGTTCCTTCACAAAAAAGTAGATTTCCTTCTAAAGGTTATATGGCAGCCACAGGAAAATTACCTTTTTATCAACAACTGGATTTCAGCAGGGGACGCCCGTCTCAAGCATCTCCACAGATCGTCTCGGCATCAAGTAGTCGCCCAACTCAAACTAGTCAAGGCACACTATTAGGATTACAGTCTCCAAATGTTCCTTACGCTACTCCGTATCCAAATGAAATGTCTAGAAGTAGCAGCGCTGGTCCTCCTCCTCCTCATATTTCTATAGGAGATCGAGTAGAAACAACTGTTAAAAATAGGTCAAGTTCTAATGCGGATTACGTAACTATAAATGGAACTGCGGTATATGTTGGTACATATCAAGGCAAAACAGGGGTTTTTGTTGGTATCTGTTTAGATGAAACATATAGAGATTATGGAAAACATGATTGCGATGGAGCATGTCCTGAAGGTCTAGGAATATATGTGCCAATTGCAAAAGTTCGCACAATACAGTCTTCTTCAAGTTCTTCCGCAGGCGATCTTCTTGATTTAAATTTTAATCATGGAGGAAGAAGATATAAAAAAACAAGAAAAATCAAGAGGACCAGAAAGACTAAGAAGGTTATGAAAAAAATGAAGAAGAGTAAAAAATCTAGAAGATCTAAAAAATAAAATAATATAATTCATAAATATTAGAATAAATTATATTATTGGATTTAATTTGGTTTATATGGGAACAAAGATAGTTCTCGAGTATTGTAAATAGAATAGTTTGGGTCGTAATTATTTGCGCCAACACCGGTTCCAAATAGTGCGCCACCTCTCATTTTTCTTGTTTTTCTGCTTTTTCTAGATTTTTTAGATTTTTTAGATTTTTTACCCTTTCTAGATTTTTTAGATTTTTTAGATTTTTTACCCTTTCTACCCTTTCTTGTTCTCCTTCTACCACCCATTAAATCAGAAAGATGTAAACTGCCTTGTAAACTATCTTGTGAACTATCTTCATCTGCACGTGTAGTGTTATTTGATTTATAAAGAGAAACAGGTGGTAAATTCTGAAAATCGTCATCATCACTATCACTAAATGATTCATCGTCGCTTAAATAATGTTGTTCACCTTCATCATTATCAATAATAGACATAGTGTCATCATTGCTATAATCAAATGATTCATTTGGACTTATATGACGTAATGAACTATTATTACCAATTGAAGATATAGCACTCTTATCAAGAGTTCCAATAGAAGATATATCGTGTATTGAACTATTATTACCAATTGAAGATATAGCACTCTTATCAAGAGTTCCAACGCTTATATCACGTAATGAACTACTATTACCAATTGAAGATATATCACTCTTATCAAGAGTGCCAATAGAAGATATATCGTGTATTGAACTATTATTACCAATTGAAGATATAGCACTCTTATCAAGAGTTCCAACGCTTATATCGCGCATTGAACTATTATTACTAATTGAAGATATATCATCACGATATCTATGTTTTGTTTTAGGCATAATATATTATATTTAGACTAAAATATAATATGTTACATTAAAATTATTCATTCTATAACATTTTTTAAAGATGCGCTTAAACTGTCGCTACGCTTTATAAGTTGCTACGCTTTAAAAACCGCCAGGGAAGCGAACCAAGTTAGCGCCAATACCGAAACCAGCGCCTGATCTAGCAGTCACACCCATACTGGGAATGTATGTATCCAAAATGCTGAATGTTGCCGCAGCAGTCAATGCAATCAAAATAATTTCCTCAATATTCAAGGAACGTTTAGGGATCGCATAGGCGGCGATAGCCACCATCAAACCCTCAACAAGGTACTTAATGATTCTTTTAACAAGTTCACCAACGTTAACTAATCCGTTCATTATATTAAATAATAAGAAAAAAATAATAAATGCGCTAAAAAACTTAAAAATAATTATTTAATTCTATTAAAATGGATCGCTCTAAAGAAAAGAACTCTGCCAAGAAAGGTTTTGAGAGAAAACAAGTAAATGGAAAACCTAACCCTAAATATGTTGACTTATTAGAAGAGGACAAACCGATTGCCGGACAAAAATTTGTATGTGTATCTTTTGTGTCTCCCGAAAACATTATTAAACAAAAACATATGTTCTTTTTTGAACAATTCCTAAAGAAGTGGGATTTGAATAAATCTATGGAGAAGTTTGTTCAGTTTTTGAATTTCATCTCCTTTAAATATAATGTCTCTTTTGATGATATTTCCAATGACTTCAAAGAGTTTGTTAAGGAGGAAAAGGATAATTTGACCAAGACAACTATGGAGGATGATTACAAGACCTACATTGATAACAATGAGGAGTTATTGGAGAAGGAATTTGGTGCTGCACATAATTTCCAAACTAGTACTCGTGGTATAAAAATTCGCGGCAGTTATCCCACAATTGAAGAGGCGGAGTTGAGATGTAAAATGCTTAGAGAGATTGACCCTAATCACGATATTATGGTTGGTCCTGTTGGTTTGTGGATGCCTTGGGAACCTGAAGCGTATAAGACTGGTCGTGTTGAGTATATGGAGGAGGAACTTAACCAGTTGATGCACGAGAAGACCAAGAATGAGTCTAACGCTAAATCCGCATTTGATCAGCGTGTTAAGGAGAGCAAGAAGAAGGCGATTGAGGAGAACATCAAGAATGCTGAGAAATCTGGTAACTCATTGACACAGTCGATTGACGAGCAGGGTAATCTAATTGGTGTCAATAATGGCAGTACCCAAGAGTTCGGATTGAAGGATAAGGATAATATTTCTTCGGCAGATATTCAAATGGAATTGTTTGAAGGAGAGAATATTGTTGTTGGCAAAACCGATAATGGTCAGAGTCAATTAGTTAGTGGACCTTTTGCTAGTAAGAAAGAGTAAATCAAACTTTTCTAACGTAGTGAAACAAATATAAAATAAAATTAAAAAACCTAAAATGTATTTTACCTTATTTCAAATTAATAAAGTAAAATGATTTATTTAAATGTGGATTTACCATTTATTCGCTTTTTTCACGCTGATTTTTTGTCCTCCGCCGCGTTTTTTCACCGAATTTGGGTCATATTGCTCCTCTTCATCTTCATCTTTGAGTCCCTTCGATAATTCCCAGAACTCTTTTGAACCCAATCTGAAGTCACCGTGACTGTCTGCTTTGTACCAAAACACTTGATCGTGTAGTTTATTGGATTTGGAGTTATTATTTATCACTAGACACTCATAATTTTCGGTACATTGATCCATCACTTGACAAAAAGACTCAAATGTTGGAAACATACCCGCATAATTTTCATATATTCGTTTTCTATTTGCTATGTAATTCTCTCGAAGAATAAAAACATAATCTATGTTGGTTCTCAGTGTGGGCGGAATACCGAGAGGATATTGCATTGTTATGACCAACATTACTTTCCAATGTCTCAATTTATACCATTTTCATTTAGACATTTCCTTCTAAAATCATTAAATCTATGCTTTTTAAATGGGCACAGCATTCTCTCGAATGGGTTTAGACTATATCTTAAGGCATCATCGAAGTTGGTTAGACTTCTCAACCCCACGGGCATTTAGTCGTTGAACTATCACCATATCCTTACCTATATCGGACTTAGGTGACAAGCTGCGGGTTATCTCTATTTTATACCTTTTTACTATACCTTATGTGATTAGCATAAGCCATTATTATATTTCTATAATAATTTAGTAGTATAAACCTTACAAGACGTCTCCGCAATTTGGACGTGTTGCTTAATGCTAATAAGCAGTAAACTAGCCATTCTTTTAAAATGACTCCGGCAAACATTCACCGTTCATAAAGAGTAAGCGCATCATTTTATCGCGCGCCCATGTGTTATCATATAAGCAGTCATCTAATATGACGAATGCGCGAGGATCAATAGTGCTGCGTTTATATGTTTCCATTTCTTTTTTGATCTGTTTCAACACAGTGCGTTGTCGTTTCAAAATATTTTCAATAATAGCAGTATTATATTCATTGTGGACGAACAATTTGGGAACCATTTTTCCGTAAAACCCGTTACCTTCTTCTGTTCCCGAAATAACGGTACCAATTGGAATTTCTTGCTGATAAAACAATAAATCTCTTACCAAGAAAGATTTACCGGTATCACGCTTTCCGATTAAAACAACAACAGGACCTTTATTCTCATTTGGTTTGAAACTAATGCTTTTCATATCAAATTTCTTTAATTCAAGCGTCATATATTATATTGTATAAAATTTTAATTACAATAAAAAACGCAATTATATTCTCTCTTAATGTAGTTATTAAGAGAGAAGTAAATTCAAAAAATATGAATAACACTTTTGTATAAATAATAAGTTAAAAACACATATAATTTATATATTAAATACCTAATAATGATAAATATCAATTATCAAAAAAGGAAGAACACCGAACTTTTTAAAGGTTTAGAAAGTTCAACATCTTTGTTTCTCTCTAAAACACAAAATTATATTCCAATTTACAACAGATTCTTTAGTTTGAATGATACCAACTACAATAATATAAATTTGAATCACAAATGGTATATTTCATCTATAAATGAAGATGATAAAAATGAAGATATAAATAAAAGTGAAGATAGTAATAATGACTATAATAAATTATATAGTTGTCGCATTAAAAATATCAATACCAATAAGGTTAAGGATAAGGATGTATTTTTCAAACTGGCGCCATTATTAGATCCTTTTAAATATTTAATTGGAAAATACAGTAATGATGATAAAATTTTGAATCTACCCAGTATTAATTCAGACGAAACACAATGTAATAGTAAAATATTAGATATGAATAATTCGGCATATGTTGATGGTCTATTTTTATTTCTCTCTAGTAACCTAATTTATGATAATAATTTCCAACATGGCGTTGATTATTACGGTTCTTTTTTAGCAGTAAAGAACAACTTTGTTTTGAATATTTACGATGATATTGATTACCTGAATAACTCTGATTTTTTTAATAAAAACAAGAATTCGCTCTTTAAAGTAGATAATTACGACCATTTATTTCAGTTTCAAAATGAAGAGACCAAATTAAAACCGCTTAAAATAGAACATAACTCATCAGTTAAATCAAATATATCTATTAAATCATTTGACAATGAAATATTTGAGGATATGTTTAATGATGATAACAAATTGGTGAATTTGGAAGACTTAAAAGGTGGTGATTTTGCTGAACTAATTGACATTACAAATTCAAATATGACAAATGATAATGATAATAAAGTTTCGCTAAAATCAAATTCAACTTGTTCATCTAGAACATCGTACACTGTTGATGGTGAAAATGATGATAAATGTGATAACTGTGATAACTGTGATCCTCTTTTAGAAAAGGTTGATGAAAATGATGATAATATAATTGGAGAAGATACAAATGAAGTAGATGATACAGAATGGGTAGATGAAGACTCAAACGCATTAGAAGATGATGATGAGAGTTATGAAGAAGAGAGAATAAATGCTATTATACCAGAATTTCCTGTTCAAGTTATTTGTATGGAATTTTGTGAAAATACATTTGACGATTTAATTTTATCAAATGATTTAAAAGAAGAAGAATGGATGTCGGCATTTATGCAAATAATAATGATTTTAATAACTTATCAAAAATCTTTTGCTTTCACTCACAATGATTTACATTCTAATAATGTAATGTATAATTACACTGATAAAAAATTTATTTACTATTGCTACAAAAAACAATACTACAAGGTACCAACATTTGGCAGAATATTTAAAATAATAGATTTTGGTAGAAGTATTTACAAATACAATGGCAAACTATTTTGTAGTGATAGTTTCCAAATTGGCAACGACGCCGCCACACAATACAACACCGAACCATATTTCAATGAAAAGAAACCACGTTTGGAACCTAATTACAGTTTCGATTTATGTCGCTTAGCCTGTTCTATTTTTGATTATGTAGTAGAAGACATGTCAGAGGTTAAAGACCTTGCCAAATGCGACCCTGTTAAGCGTCTTATCGTGGAATGGTGTCTAGATGATAAAGGCATTAATGTTTTATATAAAAATAACGGACAAGATCGTTATCCTGATTTTAAATTGTATAAAATGATTGCTCGATGTGTTCATAATCACACTCCTCAAGCACAATTAGAACGACCTGAATTCAAAGCATACGCTAATTTTAAAGGAACTGTCCCAAATGATGTAATAGATATTGATAAAATACCTGTTTTGGTTTAGACACCATTATATTTATTTTTAAATTAGTAAGTTTTTCATTAATATTATAAATTATATTATTAATGAATGATTATGGATTTATTATTACTAGGCATGTTAATTCGGAATTAACCAATAATTATTGGAATAATTGTGTTCAATGTATTCGGCGTTTTTATCCATATAAAAAAATTGTTATCATTGATGATAACAGTAACAAAGATCTTGTTGTACCTTTTTACAATTATGACAATATTGAAGTAATCGAATCTGAATTTCCTGGTCGCGGCGAACTGCTTCCTTATTATTATTTTATTAAACGCAAGTTTTTCGATAATGCGGTTATAATTCACGATAGTGTTTTTTTCCATATTCGTATTAATTTTGAAAAACTAATTGGTGTTAATGTCTTGCCATTTTGGCATTTCTATTCTGATAATGAATGTATAAACAATTCAGTACAAATAGCCAGTGTTTTAAATAATTCTAGAGAAATTATAAACAAATTAACATTACACAATAAAGTCCTTGGTATTGATAAGTTCAATTGGTTTGGTTGTTTTGGGTCACAATCATTTATAAACCATGATTTTTTATTGTATTTAGAGAGAAAATACAAAATATCAAAAATGACATCTGTGGTTACTTGTAGAAAAGACAGATGTTGTCTTGAACGAGTTATGGGGGTAATCTTTTACAGCGAATATCCTTTTATTACTAAAAAAAAGTCGTTATTAGGTTTTATATTTAAGTATCAAAATTTTAGTAATTACACATACAAAAATTATGAAGAAGATGTTAAAAATAATAAATTACCGCGTCCAATTATTAAGGTTTGGACCGGACGTTAAAACTCAGGATTACCTGTGAAAACTTGTGGCGCCGCAATAACTCCACCATCCTGAATAATTGGTTTCAACTGACCTAAAATAAAATAACCGATTATAACACTAATATATACTAAAAGCGCATCACGAATTAAAAATTTCAATGGTTTCGCCTCTCTATCAACAAATCTCATTTCAATAAATTTTGCTATAACAAAAATAACTGAGACTATTGCCGCAATAATAAATACGTTATCCATTTAAAATACTTATTGTATATATTATTTATCTTTTTACGCAAATCATAATTTTATAATTTTTATAATTTTATAATTTAATTTAATCTAAAACTTCAATTTCATCTAGCAACAAATCGGGTAATAAATCCAATTTAGGTTCCTCGATAGATAATAATCCTAAAGAATCTAAACTAACTGGTTCACTTGATATATTCAATCTAATATTATCATCATCGGAATCATCATTTGCTTCATCTATTTTTCTTTGTTCTGCTCTCATATTGCTGATATAATCCAAATTTTCATATGTTTTTGGTACTACTACATTTTGTATTTGTCCATCACTAGTAGAAACATAATCAATATCGTTAAAACCAACCTTATTATTTGTATTTACAGCACTATTGGTTGGAATTTGTTCTTGTTGTATCTGAGGTTTAGGTTGTTCAATAATTTGCTCTTTAATTTCTTCAATAACATCTTCTTCAATTGTTTCATCCATATACGCCTTCAAAATTGCTTCAACTGGAATACTCTCTCTTAGTGTGTTCAAAATACATTCTTGAACAATGATTTCCAACTCTCTATGATTTTTTTGAATGTTTAAGGGTGGAATACCAATTTCAAATAAATACACATTTTTATAGACTTTGCGCGCTACATTGATGTATGTCTTGTGAATAAAATCATCCAACTTAGGCACTTTAATATCAACCTTCTTCTGTTTCTGTCCTACACGCATAGCAGTCAAAATTTTCAATTGAATAATATGAACACAAGTGACTAAATCTTCTAAATAAGAACATCCGGATTTGTCACAAATTCTTTTTCTTTCTGTTTCAATAATTGTTTGATTCCATTTGGGGATTCTCGAAATAAAATTTTGAAATGTCATTAGGTACTTATCCATTTCACCATTATCCCTACATAATTTTATGGCTTCGTCTAAAATAGATTTGTATCCATCGATAATTAGTGGCGTCAAAATAGTAATAAGACGGGCACCCCATTCATTCTTTGATTCGTGAAGCGAACTTACGTTAAAATCATCCATAATTACTAAATAGTATTTTTATATTTTATTTTTTTAAACTAATTATAAAATAAAATAATTTATTTTTTGTCTATTTCTTCTTCTAATTTTTGTATTTCATCACCATATTCAGGTCCTATATATCCAGCATCTAGAGATTGTTTAAATAAATCTAATATTTCAGCCAAATCTTCTTTACTCATAGGGGTATTTTCAAAAAAATCAAATGCAATACGAGACGCTTTATCTGATTTTTCTGGAAACATACTTCTTAAATAGTCACACATTTTTGGGTATTTAGATTGTCTATCATTAGAAGATACTTTTGAAAATATACTTGCTACTGAAATTCTTGTTCTGCCAGGATTGTCTCTTTTCGCTGACGCTACATTTGCTGTTAATTGTTCTGGTAATACTTTTTCGGAACTAAGACCTGTAGTTATTACCAATTCATCGTGAATGCTATTTATTAAATCCGAAATTTCATTTATTTCCTTAGGACTAAATCTATTAATTACTTTTGGGTTATAAATATACTGTTTGATTTCTGATATTATATCACTTAGAATTATGTCTAAATCTTTTGAATATGTTAAAAAATTACCAAATTTATCTTCGCGTGGTAAAGTAGATCTACCATCGTCATTATGAACTATTTGATTTAATAAATCCATTACAGTAGTATATCTATTTGATAATTCATATTTATTCAACTCTGGGTTATAATAATTGATTGTTTCAAAACCTTTGTTGTGGGGAAAATAAGTAAAAATCAAAGATCTTAAGGCAGTTGCTATACCATATTGTTTAAGTGATGCGCCACCGTATATAATTGGTCTAATCTTATTTTTTCTGATTTTTCTCATTTGATTTGAAGTTTTTCTACTTTTTTTATTTTTTTTTGTTTTCTTATTTTTCTTCTTATAGTTTTACCACCTCGAAATTTTGTTGATGATTTTTTTACATCATTTAAACCATGATTTAATGTAATAGGTGTGTATTCCATCATATATATTATATATATAATTACAAGTTTGTAAAAATTACCTTTTGTAAAAATTTACATAAAACTAATGTTTTCTAAAGATAATTCTGAATTCAAAAAAACAAAATTCAAAATAAATAATATCAATAGTTTCTCATTTCTGAATTCCTTTCGCACTCGGTTAAAGGCAATTAATAATTCATAACGTTTTTCCATTGTAAGCGTCGATTCTAAAAACTTGTGATTTTCTAATAGTTGGATTATATCTAAACCACTATATCCTTTTTCATATAATTTTGTACAAAGCGCAATTAACTGCTCGAGCGTTATTTTTTTATTTACAGTTTTAACCAACTCTTTTTTTAATGAATCTAATCGCGCTACTTTGATATCTTTCATATTAAATACATTATTCAAATTGTATTTGTACAAATTAACAATTGCTCCATTTATAACCGGTTCAGGTACATAAATTTCGCAAAATCGCGACAATATTGGTTTCATTAAGTTATATTTGTCCTCGGCAACAATAAAAAACCGCGTATTATGACTAAATAACTCAATACATCTACGTAGTGCGGACTGCGCATCAATAGTCAGTTTATCAGCATTTAATAATATAATGCTTTTAAAAGTATTGCCGCTATTTGAATTAATATGAGTCTTTGCAAAGAATTTCAATTCATCACGAATGAATTTTATACCTTTGCCATGTGAACAATTTACATACATAACAAATGATTTAATTTTCTCTCTATCATCATCATAAATTTTGTGTATAAAATCACTAACAATTGTTCGTTTACCACTACCTGTTGTTCCATGAAAAAGCAAATTAGGTATTTTATGATTTGTGTAAAAAAAATCCAATTTATCCTTTATATTTTGATGAATATTTAACATTATATGTACTTACTTGAAATATATCAAGTGTTTTTATATTTTAATATAACGTAATTAATATATTTTTATTTTTTATTTATAAAAACTATATCAAACCAATATAAATATATATTTTTATATATTTTATATAACTTAGAATGACGTTACCAAAACATTTTTTTTGTCAATGTATGAAACCGTGGAAAGTTTGTTTAAATCAAAAAAATAGTTATAAAATTGATGTTAGAGATCTTATTGATATAAATAATATAAATTATATTAAAAAAAACGAAATATCAAAACTACATATAAATTACGACTTTGTGAATAAAAAATGGTTACAATACAGATTCAATTGTAGATTTCTTGATGACAAGAAGCAATATTAATTATTAATACACGCATTATATGCTCGTAGAAATTTACTTCCCTCATCTATATCATCTGTGTCAAATAAATACCTTTTATTTACCTTTTTCTTGAATATATCGACCTTTTCTTCGATTGTTAATTTTGAGTAAATATCAGTAAATACATCTAAATCAATTAGTCTGTGTACTTTATATAAATTTTCTAGAGCATCATTCAGTTTATCGTAATGTTGTGGTTTAGAAATCCAAATACAAAGCGCCTTTATAATTTTATCTTTATTTGCATATTCTGCTAAACTTTCACTTCTATATACTATTTCAGGTTCTATTATTTCATTAATTATTTCTTGTTTTGTACTTAATGATATATTGTTATTTGTAGTTGATTCCGGATCTGACTCTGACTCTGACTCTGACTCTGATTTAGATTCTGATTTAGATTCTGATTCTGACTCTGAATCAGATTCCGATTCCGTAACTGTTAATGAAATATTAGGAATAATTGTATTTTCTTCTTCCGTATCTGACTCTATAATTAAAACCTTATTTGGTTTAGGAGGTACAATAATAGCAGGTTTAGCAGGTACAATATTTTGTACAGGAGGTTCTTTATATTTTTTACTTAATTTATGTCTAAAATTTTCTTGAATCCATTCATTAGGTCCTCTTATATATTCTGGCCAGTCTTCATATTTTGTTTCTGACTTTTGTAGTAAAGGCGGTACATGTTCATCTAATTTAGCATCATAATTAGTAGTAAATCTTGTATTTTCATAAACTTTTCTTACACTAAAATCACCGCTTTTCTTATGTGGAGGTGGAAGTCGAGTCGTAGTTTTGTTATTTCTATTTAAATTATGACCATTTAAGTGATCTAAATTTATAAGTTTATCAACAAATTCATTATTTTTAAATAGTTCTCTTAATTTTTTTTTATCTAAAATTTCCCAATTATCACAATATGAACCTCTTGATGTAAGTTGACATGAAAGATCGTAAAATTGTAATTCATTGTCTAAATCTTTTTTAGATATAGGTTTAGTTGTACATTCATTTTTATTATTTTTATCACATTTTTTATAACCATTATCTGTTTCAATAATTGTTAACCTATCTGGTAATTTATCTAGAATTTCACAAACTTTTTTTGATGGTTCTTCATTAAACTTTTTTTTAGAATACACATAAATAAATGCTTCCATTTTATCTTGAATATTCGGATTATTATAATGTAATAAATCAAATGGAATTGATTTTATAGTAGAGCAATTTAACCCAGGAATAGTTGCTGGTTTAGTATTAATATTAATAATTCCATTATCTCTAGTAATATCCATTTCAATTAGACCATTCTCTATTTTTGTACCTTCTTCCAAAATTGCTGAATATGTTGTACTTAGAAATACTATATGATTTTTACTAATATCTGTTGTAGTATAATATTCAATAAGATCATTATGCCTCTTATCTGAAACAGGAGTAATTGTAATAGTGCCTGGCATATCTTCCTCAATACTAAATTTATCCCATAATGCACAACTTAAAGGTGTTGCGGATTGTGGTTCATTAGAATATACTCCACCATTGTAAATTGGAGTAATAAAATCTAAATTTATTTGGTTTAGTTCAACCTCATTAACTGGATCATATTCATCAGTTTTTGAGATAATTGTTACTGTTGTCTGTAAAATTTCTACAGGAGTTCTTTCGATAGATTTTTTATCTAATATTTGTTTTACCTTAGGATTTAAAGATAATTTTTTACCACATGTTTCATCTCTAAATAAATTTGTATGATATGCCGCATTTGCTTTTGCTCCCATGTTATGGCAACCGTGTTTTGAATTATCTGATTCAGTTCTATGATGTAATTTGCTCCATCTTTTCAATCTTTCTTTATTTGCTCCGTGAACACCTTGATCAATTGATATTATTAAACGATTTTTTACATCGTATAAAGTTATATTATTTCTACTTTTTTGATCTTGTTTATTTTCTTCTTTTTCTGCTTCAACCTTGTTAAAATTTAGTCCTAAGTCGCCTAGCGCTAACAAAGAACCGGCGTCACTAATATCACTATTTTGCTTATTTTGACTCATTCTTGTCTAATTGTAGTTTTGGTAAACGATTAAATAAATAATTTATACCTTAAATTTATTAAGGTAAAGCATTTCAATTTTATTTTAATTTAATTTTTAAATTAAAAAATAAAAATTAAATTTATATTCAAGGTTTAAACTTCGTTTAAACTGATGTCGTTAGTGAGTGTGTATAAGGATTGCTTCTAAAAGCGTTCAAAATATCTGGTTGAATACGGTCACATCCTGCACACTCATTATAATATTGCGGCACATTAATAGAACCATATGTTTCAGCAGATGGTGGCAATGGTGTCACTGATATTGCCGGATTCACTCTACCATCAAATCTGTCGGTATCACTCTTAATAGTTGTTAAATGCATTTGTTGATTAAATATTTGGGTTCCACCTTGGTTAGGTCTATTCATAACAGTTGATGATTTAATGTCATTATTATGCTGTTTATATGCCGCCTCATAACTCATATCACCATATCCAGTTGCCGCGCCACCAGATGTACCAATATAACTACAACTTGTTGTATCACGTTGAGTTTGCTCACCAGGTGTAGCGTTATTAACATACATACCCTCTTTTTGGTTATTAATGTTAAATGTTGGCGCGTATAATGTTGTCTCCTTAATTGTTGTAGTTGTTGTATCATTCATGTTAATAACATAACTACTTGGCACAGATGATGTTGCTTCACCATAAATACGAACATTGTGTATTGTTTCATCTTTACGAGTTGGTCTAAACATATCCATAATTGGAGCAATAACCGCACCAACAGCGCCACTAAATCCGCTTCTATGTGTATCAGGTTGTTTCACAGTAGATCTATTATTTTCATAATTAGTGTGACTACGCAAAAAATTATCAGTGTCTGTACTAGGACCACGACGCTGTGCCGACGAATGATTGACACCACATGTCATAGACTCTTGGCGTTTACTCTTCTCGAAATTTTCAGGAGCGTACGCTGCTTTTCTATCCGCTGCTCCAGCAGGACCCATGTAGTCTACAACAACATCATTACGTCTTACTATTCCCATTTCTTGAATCGATCGTAATGTCTCGCCCTTTTCAGCGCCAGTTGTGGTTAACCAACGATCTTGACTATTGATAAAAAATGTATCAGGTCTTTGTTTTTCCACACGACCCATTGTTTGAGTCGACGCCGCGTTCTTAATATATGAATTTGCGGGACCCTCATGATTTGTTAACTCATATTCCAATTTGGGATTTGTCGCTACTCTCATTTGGTCCACAGTATAAGGCAACCATTTATCACGCGCCTCCATTCCTGAATTGTAACCACCTGTACCATTTACGCTATTATAACCCTTGTCTAAACCAGGACCAACCATAACACTGTCAAATGGTTTGATATTATTATTTTTCATACCTGGATTCACACGGGATTGGTAAAAATCACTGTTATTGGGTGTTCCATAAGCCCATTGTACATTATCCTCTGGTTTGAATAGTGGCGCTTGCTCAATTTTCTTAATTATTTGTGAACCAGAACCAATCATGTTATCTAAAACGGATTCTGCTATATTTACATCATATGTGTTACCCTTTACCTTACCACCATTAAAAGGTACCATATTATTGTGTTTAAATTGTTCTGAATCTAAATAATTGCCAGTCATCGAATAAATTTGTTGGGGATTTTGTCCAACAGGTACATTATTTCTTACCTTTTGTTGATATAAATTTTGGTCAAAATACTTATCTGTTGCGGCATTTGGATTTTGATATTCTTGAACAGTGTCAACTAATTGATTAATATTTGAAACTGGAAAATTTTGAGGAGGCGTATTTGTATTTGGTAAATAATTTCGATTTGCACCCATACTTGTAAAATTCTCTTGACTTATTTTTTGTTTTTTCCCATTTTCAGAATTACATGATTTCGATGGTGTTTGATTTGAAACTATATACATACCACCTAATGCTATTAAAGGGATCGCTAATTCCATATTATATATATAAAGTATTATATTTTTTAATTTTATACTGAGTGAAAGATATTAATAATAATCTAAATAATATTATTAGATTATTATTATTTTAACTTTTTTTTGCTGAAGCACATGAATTTGTTTGCGCGCATGTAGTTGGTCCCGCTACATAACCACCTCTTATCAAATTATAACTCGATGGCAAATAATTATTTGTTTCATTAATTACACAATCTCTCTTGGGAGTAAAATAATCTTTTTCTAAAATTCTTGTACTGAGATTATTTTGAAAAGGCATACATGTGTTTTCCTGAGGATTCAAAGGAGGATAATACCAGTCAGTTTGCTCTACATCACGATACCACCACGCTGGATTAGTTGCTCTTGATTGATCAGTAAACAAATTATTACAATTAGGATATTTTATTGCTTCGTTGCTAACATTGAAATTTTTATATTCATCTTTTCCTAAACAATCACGACTTAATGGTTTATTAACACCTCGTAATTCACTTTCTAAATTAATTGTATTTGTTCTTAAATTGGCACCCCATTTTTGGATTATTATTTGAGGGTCTTCTATATAACAAGGGTTCGCACCATTACCAGGTACATTTAATATCCATCGTCCAGGATCTGTTTGCTGTTGTAATTTTTTCATTGTTCTTGCATCATCATAATTAAATCTGGTATTTGCCATTTTATTATATATATATAATATACTTGTAAAAAAAGTATATTATAAAATGAAAATATAATATATAAAATAATTTAATAAAATGTCACAACATTGCCGTAATATAGTGAACCATCTGAATATATAGTTAATATAGCATAAGGTGTTCCAGAAGATGTTAATGAAATATTCGAGTTATAACTTAGACGTAAACCTGAGATTGATGAAGATATTGTTGTTGCGCTAACGAAATTACCAGAAATATAAATTATGGCTTGATAACCTGCTGGTAAACTTGTTATTGTTATTCCTGATAGTGTAGTTCCACCAGAAGCGTATGTAACGGAATAATAAGCAACTGGAGTAGTTTGCGCTGGAACTGTAATGGTTGTACCAGGAGTAATTGTAGTTACTGATGTAGTTATTGCCGTTACACCTGTGGCACCTTGTGGACCTTGTGGACCACCAGAAGGTCCTGTAACACCTTGAGGTCCTTGCGCTCCAGTAGGTCCTACACAAGAACGACCTGTAGCACCTTGATACCCTTGCGCTCCTGTATTTCCTTGGTATCCTATTGGTCCAACAGAAGCAGGTCCTGTAACACCTTGTGGACCTTGAGGTCCTTGTACTTTCAAATCACAGCATCTTTTCGCGCCTAAATATTGGGTATAATTACTTGACATATATATATATATACTTTTTTTTTATTATTTAATTTAATGATAATATTTATCTCAATATTATATTTTTAATTTTATTAAGAGGGGAGATTTGCTAAGCAAAGTTTTATCTCACCAAGACTTGCTACATTGTACTTTACAACAAGCGGCAAATCATTTTCCAAGTAGACTTCAATTTGTGAACAAAGATTGGTACATTTAATGAAATACCCAAGGTTCTTTAGAGAGAATTCACCTTGAATAATTTTAGAAGAATCTTGCTTCAACACAAAACCCATACTTCCATCAGATTCAGCGCGATGAATTTCGGCAGAAGCAAACTGTCCAGAGCATTTAAATATGAGTTCATTACCAACTGATTTAATTTCCAATTTATCAGAAATACAAGATAAATCTCGAATAATTTTTTGGAAATCAGCGGAAGGTAAAGTAATAATAGACGAGAATTTAACATCTGGATACTCAAGTTCTTCCTGGTCAGGTTCAATTAGTCGCAACTTCTGAGTCTTACATTGTTTAATCTCCCCATTTTCAAACTTTAACGCCAAATGTGAAACAATTCCGTCAGCGTAATCCGCATTTTCGATATAAATAGTTAAGGTATCATCATTATCAATCGAATTAATCAATTTAAACAAGTGAAACATATTAACGCCAATAATAATTTTCTCCTTTTTACATTCATAGAATTCGAAATTTTGTGCTGCTAAATAAAGATGAGCTAAGATAGTATGAGATTTATCCATGTTAATAATTCGAATACCATCGGGTTCAAAAGTAATATTGGTTTCTAATAGAATATCCTTTAGAGCAGTCATTAAGGTTCTAAATGGTGCGATTTGTACTGTTTTAATTGTTAAAACATTTCCATCAGTTACACACTGCGTTTGATTTTTGGATTTATCGGTAAAAGTAGACATTATACTAGTTTTTAATTTAAATCTTTAAATACTTATGGATTTAAATTATTTTATTGAATTACGCTAATTCTAATTTCTAATTTCTAAATATCAAATTTGTAATAAATTACATTACATATTTTTAATCAAATCTTGTGTTTCAAGATCAATATTATTCATAATATTTTCGAGTGATTTTACATTATTTGCCGCCATTCTATCATTTGTCAAAAAACTAATCAAATCTAATATAATCTTTATTTTATCCTTTGACCATTGAGCGTTTAACTTGTCGATTACTTCATTATTGTATAAAATTGACATATTATCTTTACAAAAGATATTCTCATTGTATATTTGTTCTACAAAATTATTGATTATTATGTAATAATAATTTAAGCATAAACAAATAGTTGAATATTCTTTATAAGTTTCTTTTAATTTTTCTATGCCTGCTTGAGCACATTTAAATAAACTTTTTATTCTTGGTGTAGATTCAATATTCTCTTTTTTCAGAAAATGTTGACATGCGGCATGTATTGGATTGTACATATATTGTAAATCTGATTTATTTGTATTTAGGACATAACGACAAAATGCTTGAAATACTCCTGGTTCTTGAAAAAATATAATATTATTTTGTATCAATATTTTTGTTCCAATTGGTTTGTTACTGATAATTGCCAATTTAATTATAACTGAAAGAGGATCTAAAATATACATTTTTACATTATCATTGGTAGTGCTTTCCGCCATTTATTTAATTTATAATATAAAAATATATTTAATATTTTATATTTTATAATTAATAAAAAATTTGTATTTTACACTTTTGAAGATTTAAATCCGCACCCTTATACTTTATTTTTTATTATATTTTACTTGGTAACTGCTGATTAAATTGTTAAAAAAAATAAAATAATATAAAGAGTATATATTAATTTATATTATAATGACTACAAAAATGATTTATCAAACAATTGAAGAGTATTTCAGTCAATTTCCTGATGATGTAGAAACAATAGAGGTTTGTTTTAATTCAGATCATCTTCCAGATTTGTCACGATTTTATAAATTAAAAATATTGAGTTGTCATAATAGTAAACTTGTGTGTTTGCCTTTACTGCCATCTACTTTAAAAGTATTGTGGTGTGATAATAATCAACTGACAAGTTTACCTTTGCTACCATCTAACTTAAAAATATTGTTTTGTGATAATAATCAATTGACATATTTGCCAGATTTACCATCTACTTTGAAACAATTACATTGTAGTAATAATCAACTGACGTGTTTGCCTTTGTTGCCATCTACCTTGGAATATTTGATTTGTTATAATAATCCACTTACACATTTGCCTTTACTGCCATCTACTTTGAGAATATTTAATTGTAGTAATAATCGTCTAACACATCTTGATAGGCATTATTCTAGAATGAATGAAATAAAATGTTGTTATAATTAATTGATAAGTTGGATAAATTTCTTGAGAATTGGTTTTAAAATATAAAATATAAAATAATTAATAAAGTTGTCTCTACCAGTTGTCTTTAAGGGTACTGTTTTAAATTTTTAAGAATATAAATATATGTAAATCTAATGCCAAACATTGTTATTTTTTTCACATAGTATCCAGTCAGTAACTATTTTATAATCTAAAATATGTTCCTTTTCAGAAACTGTATAAATTTCTGCCGAGCTTGTAAAAGAACCACTACCGGCAAGTAACATTCCAGAGAATTTATCTGGCATAAGATGAATTTTGTATTCATTAGGTTTTATATCTATTTTACGAATTTGATTGACATTTATAAGATAATTTGTTAGGCGAAGAAATCGTGACATTTATATAAATGTATTCTTTTTGTTTTTAAATGTTTTATGTATATTATTTTCTAGATGTTATTATTATTTAAAAACTTATTAAAGACATCTTATTATATAAGATTTAATATGTCTGAAAATATAACAACAAATATAAATATAGATGATTTAAAAAGTAATTGCTTTAATGCGATAACCGAATTATTTGAAAAATATAAGGACCATGAATATATGTTACAACGAATACATACCCATGTTGTCAATTATTTGCCAAATTCGTTGTCAAATGAATGTAAACAACACGAAGACCGTTTAATCCGCAATAATTATTTAACAAATGAACAGCAAGTTTTTATCCAGGTTTTCCTTAGTAAAAACCAGTATTTTTATTTACCAAGCAATAATTTCTTTTATGAATATAATGGCAACAACTTTTTAATTGTTAAAGAAGACGATATTATTCATAAACTATTATCCAGTATTTCCAAAGATAGAGTACTTATGCAATGGAAACATAAAACAAAATTAAACATTATTAAACAAATTCGCGAGCGTTCTCTCTTCACATGTATTCCAGAAACGGATACTATTCAGGATATACTGAATCATTTATATCCCGCTATATTTACAAGCAAAAACGTCGCCAAATATTTTTTGACAATTATTGGTGATAATATCTTAAAAAAGAATCAAAATTTGATTTTTTTGGTTAGTCCTCAAATGAAAAAAATACTTACAGAACTTGATAATATTGCGTTTGGTTCTATTGGAACTAGTAATGCAACAAATAATTTTATGACCAAGTATCATGAAAATCATTCTTATGAAAATTGTCGATTAATCAAGATGAATGAAAGTTTCACAAATAATGTTTGGAGAGAAATCTTGAAAAAAATAGGTTTGGATCTACTTTGTGTTGCTGTTCATTATTCAAAACGTTATGAAAACTCGGATAAATTTATTGAAAACAAAACAGATGAAGATATTACAAATTATGCATATTATTTGAAAAATTCAAAACCATCTGAAATTGTCTCCGAGTTTTGTAATAAATATATAATTAGCGCTTCAAATGATATCCAGTTGGAATGGAAAAATCTACATTTTCTTTGGAAACAATTTCTCTCTAATTCTGATTTACCAAACATAATTTATTATAATTCTTTAAAGAATATATTGAAAGAGTCGTATAATTATAATGAAAGCACAGATACATTTATAGGAATAACAAGTAAGTATTTACCTATTCAAAGTGATTTTATTAAGTTCTGGGAAAGTTCGATTAAAGTAATTGAATATAATAGTTCTTTACAAATATTTGGAGATGAACTAGAAATTGATGAATTATGTTCTCTCTTTAAATCTTGGGCGAAACAAAACCCTGACAATGTTTCTAGTAATGGTAACATTTCGGAGGAGAATGTTATTAAGATATTAAAACACTTTTTCCCTAATATTGAAATTGTTGAAGATAAATATGTTCTCAATGTGTCTTGTGTGTTATGGGATAAAAATAATGAAATTGAACTATCATTTCAATATATTAAAACGCAAATAAAAAATAATGCCGAAACACAAGCGTTAATTTCATTTGATGATGCGTATAATCATTATTATAAGTATTGTAATATTAATTCACATAAATCAGTTGTTAGTAAACGTTATTTCGAAAAATACCTATATTTTAACTTGTCAGATTACATTGTTTATGAAAGATTTATTGAAACGAGTTGGATAAGTAATTAAAAATAAAAAAAAATAAAAAAAATAAAAAAAATAAATTATAATGTTAAGTTATTATCATTATAATTTTGAATTATATTTAATTGGCATTGCCAGCAACAAATTGTAGGTTAACGCCACTTGTTCCAACACCTTTACCATCATAATCAGAGGGACTTAAAGCAGACATACCGCCTCTCATTTTTCTACTACGACTGCGACTGCGACCCTTTCTCATTGATGTATCCTTCTTAATGAAACCAAATTGACCTTTCTTGGTCAAATAACCAGCCTTAACAAGTCTCTTCTCCTTCTTAGCAGTCATATGTTTTGCTCTGGAAACAATGCGTCCTGCCTTATTTTGCATAAGATCAGATTTGCAGAGACCACCAGTAGTCTTGTAAGCGGTGCCATGCCAAACTTGGGCGCGGGTACCAATCAAAACATCAAATGTTTTACCAGCGACGGAATATTTGCCAGTCGACGTTCTAGAAAATTTTGTCATTATAAATTTAAGTGAGAAAAAAATAAAAATTTTAGTTTTGTAATATTTATGAAACGCATTAAAATCTATTTTTAGGAGGCATTCCACTTCCACCAGGTGTTCCTTGAGGGTTTCCTAGATAGTTCAATTTTAACGGTTCTCCTAAATAAAAACTGCCATATTGTGTTGAACCTCCTAAACTTGTCTGTATTATATGAGAATACCATATTTTACGTGGAACTCTATATGAACCTGAATCCGAACCTGGTATTCTTTTATCATAACTATCTGGTATACATGAACAATTTATGTTATTCTTATTTGGAAAAAGCGCGTTTAATTGCGCTACATAATGAATCATCCTTGAAGAATTTGAATTATTACCTGGTCTAAATTTTCTTGTTGACATTTTATATTATTTTAGAATATAATTAAAATATATTTATTTTATTCTTTAATTTGTATTTTTCTATTACACCATTCATGAAAAAATTTAGGTTCATTATTTATTTCATCAAATTCCAAGACGTCATTATAAATTAATATATTGTTTTTATTTAAATTGTATTTTGAAGTATCAAAATATGTTTTTGTATTATTATAAATTTTTGGAACAGTTATTATATTATATTTTTTAATATTATCAATATAAATCTCTCCACAACATAAAAATGGAAGACTTGAGTCATTTAATTTATTTGAAAAATCATTGTCATATTTATAATCCTTATAAAGTTTTTTATCTATTTCTGTTATTTCATTTTTATTAAATACTATTTTGTTATTATTATTCTTATTATTTGTATAAAAAGCGTCTACAACAAAACATTGTTTATTTTTATTAATTAGTATAGCAAATACATGATCCTCATCATAAATTATTTCTTTTGTATCATCATAAATTACATATGATGATGTATAAATTACTCTAATTTCATTATTACAATCCTTATTATATTTTTTACAGCAATATAATTGAAATATATATGCTAAAAAACCTGTTAACCATCCATGTTCTCTACAATCATTTGATAAAAATTGTAATGCCATTATATTAGTTAGTGAAATTGGATCTTTATTAATTTCTGATTGACATAGTGTTAAACTATTGAATTTATTATTCCATGATCTTGTTGGATCTGGTATTCCATTAATAATTTCAAAAATTATTGATTTATCTGTTTCTAACATTTTTCTAATCTTAAAAATTATTTTATTTAAATACATAGGTGTTTTAAAAATTTGTATATCTTCATCTTCTAAAATTTCTTTATTAATAATATTTAATGCCCTAATAACATCATATTTATTAATTATTATATCAGGATATCTAGCACCAAACTTAGTTCCTCCTTGTATAAATAACGCATTATTTTTATTATAAGAAGTAAAGTTAAAATTATCGTCTAACCCTATATCTGATAAACTAGGAAAAGAATAACTATTATTTATAATTAAAGAAATAAAACTATTATTATAGTATCTATTATATAGAAAAAATAATATCAAAAATAAAATAATTATTATATAAAAATATGTATATTTCATTAAAATAAATATATATAATTATTTTTATTATTTTATTAATTTATTAATTTAAATTTTTACAAATATTTTTACAAATATTTTTCATGTAAATAAAATTGAAATTATTTAAAAGGTAAATGTGAAATAATATAACTACATAGACAATGAACGCTCAAGACGCAAATCTCGCTAATAAATATCAACAGAAGACT